CACGCGTGCGTGGTTTACCCTTCAAAAGGAGCGACTCTCAGGGGGTAGGTAGGGGGATCTTTGCGATGACACTGCCAGTTGCATATATGCAACTGGCAGTGTCATCGCAAAGATCCCCCTACCTACCCCCTGAGAGTCGCTCCTTTTGAAGGGTAAACCACGCACGCGTGATTTTTTAAACCTTTATTGTAACCCATTATATACATTTGTAATATGTCAAACTTACATAACAGTTCTGTACTTCTTCTTCTTCTTTGGCAACTGCGGCTGCGGCGGTGACTCCATTTCTGAAGTTTCTAGGAAGTCGTCACAATCTTCTGGTATGTCATCTTCCGCCGCCGCACTGCTTCTTGTCTTCATTCTTGATACACCTTGATCTAGAATTAATCTCCTCTGTGCATACTTTCTGCTGTCTGAGTTCTTCTTTGTTGCTTCCATGTGTGATATCGGTCCTCTTTCTGCATACTTACTTCCATGAGTTCCACTCATGTGTTCATGTATGTTGATGGATCTTGCATATATCTCGTCGTATCCGAATGTTCTGTCTATTGCACTGTCATACTTAACTGGATGCATGGCTCTTGTGTTTATGTGGTAGAAATCATTGTATACATGCCTTGGAATCCTCTTGACCATGATCTGGAGTGTTAGATCAAAGTTTATGATTATGTCTTGTATTATACCTCTCCGTGTGTGAACATATGGCATGAAAAATATGCTTGTAGCATACTGTCCCCATAAGTTGTATTTCTGTATGAAATATCCATTGTCACTTGGTCCAACACTTCCATATGATGTTCCTGCATCGTAGAATATTTCTGTCCTGGCCCATTCTGCATACTCTGCTGTTCTTGTTACGTGAGCTTCTTGGTATATATCATAATTTGCTGGTGGAGTGTCTATCTTGTCTCTAGCCATACCGTTCGTGCTCTTCTTAGTCCATCCGTCTGGTTTCCAGAATCTTTTGTCTATGAGTCTGTTACTCTTCATAGACCAGAGTACTACATTATCCATACCTGACTGTATTTCCTTCCTCTTGCTTATACAGTTACTTGGCATGAGTCCAATAAGAGCTGCATTGGTGTCCAATGTTAGGTTGAATCCCTGGTATTCTATTCCTATACCGTTTATTTTAGGGGGTTCGTCAGTTGTCTGGTATGCTGCTATTTCACTAATCATTGGTGAATCTCTCAAGTCTGTGAATGCAAATACTTGGTTATGTTCTGCTGTGATCTTTGTCTGGTTCATGTCATCATCTAACATATACCTTGACATTGCGTCTTTGAACATCTTAGCTTCTTGGCCATCAGCTTTGCTTGAAATCTTTATCCTCTCCTCACCCTCGGGATCTGGATAGTATACGTGTCCCAAAAGTTTGCCAAACTGTAATGGCGCACTTGTATATCCCACTATGGTCTCTCCTTGGTACTGTGGCACCATCTCAAATGCCTGCAAGTGGTTCATCTTACCCCTTGTGGCGATGATAGCCCAGCTGTCCTCGCTCTTCGATATGTTGTCCATGCCCCATGAGTTTATGTAGTTACCCAATGCTAGATTTCCCAGTCCAATACTTCCAGGTAGTGACGCCGAAAACCCGTGCTTGATATCTCCTGTGTTACTGTTGCCGTTTATTCCCAACAGTCTCCGTATAAACTTGGTGTTTGATGTGGATGGCGACCATGATAACTTGTCGCCCACTAGCTTACACTCAGCCTCTACCTTGTAAACCCTCTGAGCTACATACACATTGTCACCAATGTGTTTGAGATCGATAGGTTTGTTGCGGTGGCGCTGGAATGAATCGCTAGAGTTTCTCCCGTACCCTGCTGATTCGCCTCCACCTCCACTACCGCCACCGCCCGCTGCAGCTCGCTGCTGCGGCGCGGCGGTAGCTCCTGATTCAGAAGTTTCCATCGGGACAGGTGCTTCAGTGTTCATCGTATCTGCCTCCGCCGCACTTACCTCTTGTCTCTCTTGATTTTCTAACTCTTGATTAGTTTCTTCTATAACTTCTTCTATGTATTTCTTAGCGTTTTCTATGCGTTCTAATTGTTCTTCTTCTTGTGTTAGTTCTAAAGCTCTCTTTACTGCTGGAGTTCTCTCTTGGTCCAATTGTAGTGCTACACTGCTTGGCTCTTGTAATGCGATCTCAATAGCCAATAGATTTTGTCCTTCTTCCTGGAATATATCTCTCTGTACTCTATCTTCTTGTCTTACTTCTACTATTTCTGTACTGTCTGAAAATCCTGATGCGTATGTTCTTACTAATTCTGCTAATCTGTCTCCACCACTTCTTATTGCTTCGTTTGCTGCTCTTACTACTTCTAATGCTTCTCCTCTGCTTGTACTTTGTCTTACTGCTACTCTTGTATCTCTCTGTACTAGCGCTAATTGATTGTTATTATCACGTCCTAACTGTCTTTGGTCTGGTGCTGCTTCTATTGCTAGTAATCCTGCAAATGTGTTTCTCTCTTCTTGCTCTAATGCTGGAAATCTTTGTCTTACAGGATCGTTCCACTCCGATGTACTTGGTTTCTCACTTAGAGTATTTCCTTTTCCCTTGAATCTCCTTTCTCTTTTCTTACTTGCCAATAAGTCTTTCACCTTCGCTAGTTTATTCTTTCGCTTGCTTTGAAAATGCTTACTTGCAAAATAATTCCCTCCTCTTCTTGTAGGTGACATTAGTCTATGTCTGTGGCTCTATCTATGTAATCGTCCAGATCTCCAGGTCCCCACATATATCCCTGAGTTCCTCCTACGTTTGTCGATTCTGCTGTACCGCTGACCTCATTAGCTCCCTGCGTCTCCGGATTGCTCTGATCGTTCTTCGCAGCACTATCGCCGCCAGTAAAGTAATTGACTGTGTCTGCAACGACCTGTACAGCCTCTGCCACCATAAAAGCCACTTCCACGACATCGACTATGAATTCCACTACTTCAGTTACCACAGCTATGACTGCAGCTACTGCCGACACGACTGCTCCCATGATAGACTCATGGTGTACTACTTATGCGTATAACGTGGATATTCAAACTCACGGTCTTATCTTATCACTTTATTGTTGCCCGGGAAAGTCAAACGTTCTCGTACATATTTTTAGCTGTCCTCAAACAGCATGTCATAAAGCTTGTTGAAAAACCCAATCTTAAACTTCTTATCTGCCCTGTCCATATAGTTCAAGTGTACATACTGCATACATGCTAGTATAAACTGAGTTAGTTCTGGGTTCTTCCTGATCGGAATCATTCTGTTAGGAAACTTTATATGTGCATTTACTGCCTCGCTTCCTAATTCAACCTTATACATGAAACATCTATTCTCTATGGCCTTCCTGTCATCATAGTTTGATATCTCTACCAGCGGATGATGTTGGTTAGTCAGAAACACAGGCTTCCTGAACATATGTGTCTTGTGTTCTTTATACTTCATAGGCATTGTTACATTCTCTCCTCCACATAATCCTTTCCATTGTTCAATTGTCTGAGTTCTGATCTTTGTCTCGTTCCCTACTACAATGGTACTCATCTCTGTTATGTTACTGAAGTGGAATGTTCCACCATCACCTACATTTGTCATTACAGCTGTGTTTACTAGACCAGTTAAAGCCTCAATTAACTGTGTCTTTCCGCTGTTACTATTACCGTATAACATCATACAGTTAATCTTGGGCAAATTCCCATGCATGATATCCATAAAGTCCTGTATCCACTGTACTGTCTTGTTCTTACTGATTATCGGTATCGTCTTTGGTCTTGACTCTACCCTCATGTTCTCTATGATCTTAAACATCATATATGCCCCGTCAATACAAATCTGTTTGGTCTGTCCTATCAAACTTGCCCTGTTGGAAATGTGTCTCTGTATGTACCAATAGTATCTATCGGTACCCCTCTTGACAGTCCTCATGTATGCACTGTTAGTGTTCCATAGGTCTTCTCCTATCCATGGGTTTCCCTCAATGTAGTCTGCCTGTTGTAAACTATACTCCATAATGTTTAACTTCTCAATCACCTTTTCTAAGTTCTGGATTTCATACATGTAATTAACCCAAATTTCATCATCATTCCTTTGCATCATCTTAAAGTCCTGAATAGTGTAACATTTGTGTTTCCTTAAGTACTTCTCCAACACTTGTAAATTTTCAAGATATATGGCCCTAGAACTGCTCAACCTTATGTTTTCGTTCTCACCGTCCTCTAATGTCTTAGCAGTACTGTTCTCAATCTTTCTTGCTGCATTCTTATCTCTCTTAAACTGACATGCCTTCTCATACAAATCATCTCTCTCCTGTGTGTCCTTCATGTCTATCAACTTCTTCAGGAACTCCTCGTTACTACTGTAATAGTATGTTCCATGTACCTTTGCATACTTCCTATCCCTGAACATATACCACTTGAACATCTCACCGTCCCACAGACTCATCGACGAAGGTGATGTCTTCTGTAGTCCCAAGTCTTGCCATAGTTGCTTGTTGTCGTGTTGCAGGATCTTCTCGTAGCCTCGGAATAAAACCCTCTTGCTACTTTTACTCCAGTTTTCGTTCACACTCTCCAATAAAATGTGTAAATGAGGACCATATATGTTCTTACATACTTTATTGGCTGAGTCTTTACAACAATCATCTTTACATCTGTCATGAACTGCAGCACTTATGTTGTGGATGTATGTACATTCCTTATACAACCACTGTGCAAACTTATACACAAACTTTCTTACTTTACTGACATTGTTCCAATGTTCAAACTTTACAATTATACCAGAGTAAAATGTAACAAGAGGGTTATGATCCACCATCCCTTCTCTCTTCAACTTCATTACCTGGCAAAACATTTTACATCATCGTTAATACCCATCTTTACAACACACATCTTTCCATTCCTAACCTCTGAAATCTGTGAAACCTTCAAAGATATATTGTGTTCTGGTTTCATACTATACTTTTCGGTTGTGTGCCATTTGTTAAACAACTTATTTAATTGTGTATTTGCAAAGAAACCATACAAGTTATTCTCTCCATCACACACAATTACCTTGAAATCATCCAAAACATTACCCTGTTCGTCTTTCTTCTTAGCAAACTTAGAGTTACTACTGTCAATACGAATAGCTTCGTGTACGTGGTGTTCCTTGCCTTCCTCTAGTTCGTATAGCTTGATGTTGATTGGTTCCTCTTCCATGCGGAAAAACGTGCCCAACTCCATCTTCTGCTTCTCCAGGACTGTGTTAGTAAGCGAGAACTTCCTCTTCTTACTTGCTGGCTCATCGTCCTTCTTCTCAGCTGTCTTCTGCTGTTCCTTCTTCTCCTTGCTCTTCATGTACTTCTCCTGACTGCTAGGCACCTCCTCATCACGGGATGTCTCCTCCATGTCACTGACTTTATCTGTAACTCCCAACCATTTCACCTTATTAACATGTACATAACCTGTACGATATTCTGTGTTACCACTCCACCTAATACCTCCTGGTAGTGGATGTTCGTCTATGTTGTAACAACCCATCTGATTGTCTGGATACTCATTGTCTATGACTACCCCCTGACTACAAAAGTTCATACCAGTCATCTTATTCCTCCGCACATGAGTTGCAGGACATGGATTCATGTACTCCCACTCTATAAGATGTCTGTTCTCTGTAGTCATCTTTGCCAGGTAGTAATATGGTAACATATCCACATATAACCTTTTACATGGAGACATATTGATGTGGAAACACTCTCCAAATATCATCATCCAAAATTGTCTTAAGTTATCACTCCAAAATTCATCTGCCATAAAATATGATGAATCATCCCTCCATTTATCTCCATAACTGATAAATACACTGCGGCGGAAAGATGACATGAAGTCAATGAATTCCTGTGCGTCAAAGAAAACTTCCTGAAAATCATCTCCCGCCGCACCGCACTCATCACGACCTAAGTCATGAGCTGTCTGGAAGCCTTGAATATAAGGCAACCAGACGTCTCTCAAGAAATCCTTCTCCTTCATGGTCAGCATTTTCATGCCTATAGCACTAATCTTATGGCAGAGCAAAGTATTCACAAAGTTTACTAGATCTTTAGGAGTAGAATAGTAATAGTCACCTTTGCTCGCCATCGTGCTGAGAACTTCACTGCTAGACCAATCGGAGAGGACTCTTGTCACACCCCCGAGGTTTACCAATATATAGGGGTCTGCCGACGCTTTGTTTTTAGTTTTGTGATAAGTTTTATTAGGTTTTTTGTTTTCGGCGAGCGGCGCGCCTTCCGCCTCCTTTCCGGGCTGCTGGAGCCTGATAAGGCTATCGCGGAGCTAGAGGCGGTGCGTCGGC